AGCTTTTTCTTGAACTCAAAGCTCATTATCTAAATCGACACTTACTCCAGTAACAACGTTATGTTTAGGCCCTCCGAGACTAACAACATTAGCCAAGCGTATATTCACATCAGAAACACATAGCTTGTTTTCAGATTGCCATTTGCTCAACTCAACAGACATAACATCTTCAAGATGCCGTTCCAGTTCTTGCCGTTTAATTTCGATTTCTTCTAAAGTCAGCATACATGACATATCAATTCACCTTGTACCCAATGCTCACATTATACTGAATGAAATCAGCATCTTTACCCGCATAAATAGATTGGCCATTCAAACATTCTAAGTGTTCGATTGTGAAATATTCAAAATGAGCCAGCAATGCATCGCTTAGAACCGTTACGGCCTTCTCTCCAGTATGTAATCGGTCAAAGCATTGGATCATGATATTACCGGTACGGCGTGTACATGGCTTATCTGCAATGCCTGAGGTAAAACTCGGGCCACCTGCAATCGTTAAACGGCACCATACACCTTTTGTTGGAACAGTAAAGTCAGGTGCATTTGGATACTGAATCCGTTCTTGAGCAATACCCGTAAAGCTTTGCATGCGATCAATAATAGCTTGCCTTGTCTGCTCTAAAGTCATTGCCATTTTAGCCACCGTACTTTTGAGAAATAAAGTTAAACGTGAGGCCATAAATACCTTGTGGTGCTTGATCAGACCAGCCGTTTTCTAAGCGCGGTCCATAAGCTTTATTGTTCTGGATATAAACCAAATTACCTAACTTAATCTTCATTGCCTGAATCGCTGCGTCGTTAATAGGGTTTGTTTCAGGTTCACGCACGCCGAAATCAGCAGATCCAACCGAAACAATATGTGAAGCACGGTATGCTCCAGTATCAACAGGACTTAAATTAACTAAGGATTGCACAGTATCCATAACAATATGCTTCACCTGGTCTTCTGCTGCTTTAGACACATCAAAACTAAATTCAGTTGGCTTTTTCCCCTTCCATCCCATCATTCACCTCGCTTTCTTCATACATTTTAAAAAGGTCTTGAGCGATCGCCTGAATTGAATAAGCTTCAAACTCAGAGCTCGGTTCTCGTTCACCCATGAGCTTTTTAATCTTTTGCCAGACATGAACAGCTTCATGTAAAAGCAATCCATAAACTTGAATTCGGTCTTTATCCGCCGTATCACCAATTTGGACGATTGCATATGCACCATCAGAAAAAGTACTAACTTGCGCATCCGCTCCCATATCCAAAAATTGATCGGCCTTATCCATATCTTCAAATAACAAATCCATGTGTAGTTGATTTCGAGCAAGCGTGTACTGCACATGTTGAAAAGGCGAGATATACCATTCAGGAACATAATCAGGATTAACCATTTTAGCCCCTACACTTTTCGAAGCTGACATTTCCAAATAGTATTAGCTGGATCCTGTTGAATATTAATTACCCGGAATGAGCCTAAGGCAGTTAACCATTCATCTTCAATTTTTGGAGTCATAGTTACTTCATTTTGAAGCACGGTTGCCTTTTTATCCGTGGCCAGTACTCCAAGTGTTTGGATCTCATATTGACTGTATGAGCCAAACAGAACGCCACGGCCAGAATAGTTTTCTTTAACTTCAACATAAGTTTCAGTTTTAGGATCCCAATTCGTTTTAGAGATCCGCTCACATGTAAAGGTATGAATGGCATCTGCTAAATCATCATTAAATGCTTCAGCAATGTCTGCCTGAATTTCGTCACGTAAGCCCATATCATGCCCTGTAAAGTGGTATGCCAAAGCCATTAAAACTTGCATTTGGATCTTTCAAATCAAGTGAATCAATAAAATCAATTGCTATCTGTTCAAAGCTAGAGATTGCTTCAGATCCGTCTTGAAATTCTTTTTCTGACTCAACAGAATCAGCCTTAACTTTCTTACGCTTCAACTGCTGCTCTTTGCCGTTATAAATTACTTTGGCCAGAATTCCTTTGATAATTTCACAAGCCGCGTCCTTAAGAAGTGGATCAATTGGATCTGGTACAAAACCAATTCTGTTTTTCATCCACACATTTGCCAGCTTCACCAGACGAGCCTTATCACTGTCTGGTGCAAAATCGCTGCCCAAAATTGAATTTGCGTCATCTACAGTAATAAAGCTCATTGCATTATTCCTTCGGGATTAATTTAAGAAGTTCTGCTTTTGTTGCAGACGGCTTGTAACCAATGTTTTTACTAGCCAAATACTCTTTTAATTGATCATTTGACCAGTTTTCAAAATCATTAGCTGCCGTTTCTGTAGCTGGGTTTTCTGCCGCTTTTCCAGCTTCCAATTCAGCAATACGTGCCTGCATTGCAGGAATATCATTTTTAAAAGCTTCAAATTCAGTTTTTATACCGACCACTTGAGCTTCAGCATCTTTGAGAGCTTTATCTGCTAAGACTGCTGCATCTTTTAATCGTGAATTTTCAGATAACAACTCTGACTGGTTACCACCGGCCTGCTCTAAGATGGCAATTTTCTGCTTAAGCTGAGTGTTTTCTTCAACTACCTTTTCACATTCAGCTTTTGCATCATCCATCACAGCTTGAAGTTCAGGGGTAATTCCCACTGCGACATTTACTGTGGCCAAAGTCGTTTTTTGTGGCACTTCCAACTTACGAACTTCAACTGGAACTTCCAAAGATTCATAATCCTTTTGAATCTTTGGATAATTACCGTAAATAATTACCTCTTTTGCTTTCAAATTTGGGTTTTCATAATAGTCAGGGTTAGCAATAATGCCTGTCTCTAATGCAGCCGCTGCTGCAATGCGTGTATAGATAATCTTCATGGCGCTTTTCTCTTAATAATAAAAAAGAGGGCTTATTAGCCCCCTTAGGTTTTAATTTTTAGGTTTTAACCAGTTGTCGCTGTACCCGATAAATCAAGTAAGGTACCTGCTGTCATTTTGTTGCTGGTTGCATATTTGATCCAGTTAGCGCTTGAACCAAGTAATGTAAGGTCAGGATTTTCACCTTTCGATGTATCCCAACTATAACCAAGAATATCTAAGTTAAATGCACCTTCAGCACGCATACCGATTGCTAAGTTTTCTTCATCATTGATGTCATAAGCTCGGAAGCCCGGTACTTGTGATTCAGTTACAGTGACAGCGCCATACTGCAAACCAAAAGCATCGTTATCACCTACAGCGTCCGTCACCAAGACCGGCTTTCCTAAGGTTCCCGGTAAACCACCGTAGATAACGATTTCAGATTCACCATAAATTTGCTTAGTGATTGCATCATCGACAATATCGAAATATGTATCTGAGTTCATCACCCATAAGCCAATGCGGCCAAACTTATCACCAAACTTTCGCATACCACGAGTCAATGCTTTGCGGCCATCAACAACGATACTACCTTTTGCAACCATGTCTGGATTGCTAGAAATAGCAGCTTTTAAAGAAGCTAAACTGTACTCTAATCGGCCTGCAACCAATGCATCTGCAAGATCGTAACCAACAACCATAGCAAATTCTTCTGGTGTACGAGCACGGCGCTTAAATGCCTCTTCAGTTGATGCATAAGGACCATATTTATATGGGACTTTTACGCCTACAGACTCACCAGAACCAATTTTCTCTGGAACTACTTTGGCGGTTGAATTCACATCACGATGTTTGATGCTACCGCCCACTTTGTAGAATGCTTCTTTATTGAAATCACCTTCAATGATCTCATTGCGATAAACAATTGCACCATTAGAGGCTTGGTTAAATACATTCAAATTATCTTGCAAACGCTCTAAATAAGCAGTTTGAGCCAATTGATTATAGATGATCATGTCTGAATTAACTGTCGTAGTCATAACTACTTATCTCCAAATATTTAATGATTAGTTCGGTAGTTTTAGGAAGGCATCATTGCCATGTTCTTTGATGTAATCTGCTTTCTGAGAAACAGACATTTCACTGCGTTTCATTCCAGTAGGTGCTCCACCTTTGCCCCCACCTTGAAAACCGCCACCAGTTCCTTTACCACCTTTAAGAATTAAGTCTTTATGCTGGTATCCACCAACCAATGACTCTAAAGCTTCATCAACATTTGCAAGTTCACCCGGGCGGACACGTGAATAAATCTTTTCGCCGTTCGGATCATATGCAACCACCTTGCCTTCTTCGATTTTGAAGTGATGACCAAAGGTTGCCTGAACCATGTCCACAGGTACTGCAATGTTGTCTTGAATGTACTTAGAACGAGCAAAACCACCGCCGATAAGTTCTTTATGTAAAGAGGCTTCTAGAGCATCACGTTGCGCAACAATCGGGGCATATTTTTCCTCAACTGCTTTGATAGCTTCAGCTTTAACTTTCTCAACTTCACCGGCATCCACCAGCTTTTTATCATCGAGATTTTGGATTGTTTGTAATGCCTTTTTAGCTGCCGCTGGGTCTTCAATTCCTTCAAAAGCTTTTAATGCTTTTTCGGCTGCTTCTTTGGCTTCACGATGTGTTTTAGCTTCATTGTTTAAGCGTGCAATTGTTGCTACCGAGTGTGGTGCATCATGTGGCATTTCTTTGCCGTCATCATGAATATAGATCGGCTTATCACCGTCTACTTCCGCATAAACTTTACCGTCGATTGTTACTGTTTTAAGTTTCATTGGTCATCCAACCTATATATACAAAATGGGCATCCGCCCGGATTCGCCGTTAGCATCCGCTTTCGGCAGGCAATAAAAAAGCGCCCTTTAGGACGCTTCATTTCTATAAATGATTATTTACTTAAAGCTTGGCGTACAAATGCATCTTTTGCTTCAAGTAGCTTTCTTAATCCTGTGGATTTTTCAGGCCCGTCAGGAAGTTGCTCATCCATTTGCCGAGCTAAATCACCAATTGGCTTACTAACTTGCTGCAAATGTTCAGGTAAATGTTCATATTGGAAATATTGGATAATAGGGCTTGGCATTTTCTTCTCGCAAAAAAAGCACCCGAAGGTGCTATGGTTAAAAATTAAGTTCTATTTGATGAGTGCAATTGCTTTTAATCTTTCAAAAGTAAAACCATAAATTGCCATGGCTTGAAACCTTAATTTGAAGAAATGGCACCAGAATTCATTTTGTGCTCAGAATATATTGAGCATCTGACATATTGATTTGCTTTTCAGGCATTTGTAGTGCCTTTCGCTACGTTTCCTTTGCACTCCAAACCTTTTGTCTAGGTTCATCACCAACTAAGCGGATGCCTTGAGGACCACCTACATCAAATGTTGCCGTGATAGTCGCTGGACCCTCAAAAACACTACAATTCATTTTTACAGCGGTTAATCCAGCTAATGGAATACCTGTTTCCTCGTCACAAAGAGCAAGATGAGAAGATTTATCTGAAACTCTTTTAAGTACCAAATGTCTAACTTTTGATTCACTCATAAGCCAAACTCCATAAATGACAAAAGCGCCATTTGGGCGCTTATATAGGTGAAAATTGTGTCTTAAGTGAGTTTAGAATTACCTGTAATCGGCAATAATTACTCACAGTTAAATCCAGTTCCAACAAGGTCTTTTTTCAAATTTGAAACGAGATTTTGTTGTTCCTGCTGTTGTCCACTAAGATAATTTTTATCTAGAGTCTCTGCACCATCAATAGATTTATAAAGCTCTTTAGATTCCTCTAAATTGTCTTTTAAAAACGTGGTGAGGTTTAGTTTCGCCTGGGCAGCTCTACATAAATTATTTTTAGCTTCTAAACCTTGAGTAGCCTGTTTTACTTGACCAGTTGCAGGATCAAAAGAATATGCATTTGCCATTGCTGACTCCAAAGCTTCAGACAATCGATCATATTCTTTAAGATATTTTTGACTTGGTTCAGCTAAACAAGTGATGGAAATTAGGGTTAGACATACAAAAGCTATTGTTTTCATATTGTATAAATTCTGATGTTTTAAAAAATATAACATAAGAAAAATTACAGACCCAACTTTTTAAAAGCTTTTTCATCCAACTTTCTCAAATCATCTAAGCTATAGAAACGGCCTTCAGGATCAAAGAACTTATCAAAATCAAATTTCCCATCTTTATAGAGCTTAAAGCGCTTTGGCCCTAGCCACTCCCTTTGAAAGAAATCATCTGTTTTCTTAAAGAACTCTTTGAATGTGGTGTTTGCATCTAACTGTCCTATTAACTGGCTTCGCTCTTCTTTGGGGATGTCTTTAACTCTACGTTCGTCCATTACAAATGGCCGTTCGCCAACAAGTTGACCGTCCTTCTCGACCGGAACCAAGATACTGCGACAGTTAGGATGTAACGGCGGCACTCGCTTTGCCGGATCATTTATTTCCCACACTGAACCATCTAATGAAGCGCAAAGCTTAGAAGTTCGTCCATCTAAAACGCTAACAAATCGGACATATTCAAAGCCAATTTGGTTGAAGCTATTTAGATAGGCTTGATTAGCTACATGACTTCGCACAGTTCTTACCGTTCGCTCAATATCAGTTTTGGTACCATTTAAGATCCCATCTTCATAGTTAAGCCGTTTGGTACCACGAATACGCTGAACAATTTCTTGGTTAGTTTTGCCTGAATTAATACCATCTCGAATTGCATACTCAACCTTTTGACGGGCACTTTCAGCAATTCTTGAAAGCAGATCATCGACAAGAGCGCCACCTGCCAACGGAACTTTTTTAGCGGATAAGAATAGTTTTTCCCCATCAGGCTTATTAATTTTTGCTCCATAGAGCTTAGCTACGTAATTGGCCTCATAAACAGCCAGCGCCGTAGCAGAAACGGCAAAAGCTTCAGGTAATGCTAAATTAACACTGGCAAACCATTGGGCAATCAAATCCCTAATTTCCCTTAAATTTGAAGTTGTATATTTACCACCAGCTAAAGCAACTTTCTCCGACTCATTAAGCTCATCCAATAAATCCCGAAGCTTAGATAGCATCTTGCTCGTATCATCATTGAATAAAGCCAATAACTCATTTACCGTTTTTGATGAAGCACGATAAAGATAGGCCTGGTGCTGAGTGAGTACTTCAAATAGTTTTTTGATATCTGTTGCCATCTCACTCTACCTTTTGATTTAAAGTCCCATCTTGCTCTGCTTCAACATTCTGAAGCTCTTCTTCATATTTTTGTTTAGGGAACATACCTGTTTGGTTGTATTCCCACCATGATTTAAATGAAGATCGGCCTTGTAGAGCTGCTTCAAATAACTGTCGAGCTAACTCAGCTAAATAACCCTGTTTGTTAAATTCTTGACTGATTTCGAACATCAAATCATCTTTAGTTAGAACATCCACATTAGGCGTTACAAACTTAGCAGCCCATCGTAATGCTGCTGACAAGGCTTCATTCATATTAACGACACAGAGCGAAAGAACTGAATGCTGAACGGCGTCATCACTATTCGCTTCGGTAGCGGTCTTTTTACTTCCCGAGCCCTTCTCAATTAAACGCGCCCCCATCTCCTTCATTTTTTCCCACTTATCTTTCATCGCTTCCCGGGCAAGAGTATTAGGGTCGGCTTGTACAATTCCTAAACCACCATTTTCAGGTAAAGGCAAAAGTACTTTCGCTCCAATGTAGATGCCACGTTTCTTGGCTTGGTCATACCACTCCCAATTAACACCCTTCGCATAATATTGAGGTTGCCCCATATAAAAAACGGACTCTTGAAAGTCCGCACTGTCTCTGTAATGGGCTAAATTGAGATTAGCCAAAGGAAGTAATGGTGGCTTTTTAATCTCTTCTGAATTATCAATTGCACCTACAAATGTAAAAGGTATATAGGTCCAGAAATTCCCGTTGTAATCTGTTGGAAACTTCTTCTCTCCGCCAACCCAGTTACCCTTTTCACCCTTTGTGTACACCTGAACGGAATAAATATATTCCCCATTTCCCTCTTGCTCTAAACGAAGTACACGATATTGCTCTTGTTCGGTTTTACTAAATCCATCAGCACCGCGCTCAGACTTAAATTCACGTATAACCACTAAGCAAAGCTTTTTCTGGTTATCGATCATTACTGAATCCCAATTCACTACATCAAGGGCATTTAGTAAATGAATCATCGGATAGGCTTTTTGTGCTTTAAATTCCGCTAGATTACGAGCTGGCGGCACATCAGGATAATCTACATATAAAGCACAACGATAATGCTTCAATAAATGGCGAATTCCATTTTGAGCCAATTGATAAGTACTTAAACCAGCACCATTTGCATTACGTTCTAAATGAGCAAGTTCCGGAGGAAATTTAAAACTTGGATCGGTTGCAAAAGCTGCACCAACTAAACTATTTAATGTAGTCCCTGTTACTTCATAAAAGACTGCACGGGTAAGATAAGCCTCATAAGCGCTTTTATTTGCAGGTGATTTATCATGTGCATTTGGCATCGGCAAATATTTTTCACCTTTAGCCTTAACTGCATCTTCACCTTCACAAACATCATCAAGTTTTTGCCAGTATGGCAAGTTCTTAACATATTCAGCATGTTGAAAAGTTACATCACTCATCGAGCAAATCCCATATCAGCAAAGAAGGCTTCAAAACCTTCATGTAATTCATTAAACGCATCTGAAGCTGCATCCACTTGGTCGTCATGTGTGCCATTAGGAAAATGACGAAGCTCATCAATAAAATCCTTATTCCATTCACCTTTGAGCATTCGTACATTTCCTACGTTAACTTGGGCCGCAAATGGTTGTGCACGTGTAAGCTTGTCACCTGAAATTGGCTTAGCTATCACGCTATAACCCGCAAGAAGCTTCACAAATGAACTAGCTTGTGATTTACCAGCTTGACCGGGATCTTGTGGTAGACGCACAGAAACTTTTTTCCCATCTATTTTTGCTGTTTGTTCTAAGCGCTTATTCACATTGTCAGGTCCAAGCTGTCCTCTAGTTACATCGACAATGTAAGTAAAACCATCTGCGCCTAGAGCTTCTCGCACACCTACTGTAAAGTCGCCCTCATTTTCGGTAGCCCCAAAATCCCAAGCCCTAACTTGTTTCACTACATCCGCAGGCAAAGCATCAACAATTTGAATATTGTCGGGCTTAAAAAAACCGCCTGCTGGCGGTGATGGCATTTGTCGGTACTGCCCGGCAAATACATATGGTGCTGCTTGCTCCATTAGCCTCAATTTTTGGATATTGTGTTTTGCTGGCCACAGTGCGGATCCGTCTTCCTGAATAGCTGAAAGACATAGATGCTCCCACACTTCACCGTTACCACCAGCTACAGGAACGCCGTCTTTTCTATCACCTAGCAACCATCCAGCTAAATCATCTTCATGAAGTCGCTGCATAATCACAATGATCGGCGTATCTGGCGAGTTAGTACGCGATTCGAGTGTGTTCTGAAACCAATCAATTACCCCTTCTCGAATAGTTTTTGATGAAGCTTCATGTGCTTTATGTGGGTCATCAATAATAATGCAGCCACCAAAGCCTTTACGAAGTTTTCCTGCACCAAAACCAGTAATCGTACCGCCTGTACCTGTCGCATAGCAGACACCGCCTTGAGAAGTTCTCCAGAAGTCTTTAGCCTTACTATCATCACGCAATGTAAGCTCAGGAAAGACTTTTCTATACGCCTCTTCTTGTACAAGAGTTCGTATTTGGAAGGCATTATTTGCGGCAAGCATTGCCGAGTAACTGATATGAATAAACTCACAGTCTGGATTCTTACCAAAACACCAAGCCATGAAATTAATTACAGCAATTTCAGTTTTAGAATATCGTGGTGGAACGTTAATAATTAACCGCTTTATCTCTCCGCGATAAACTTTCATTAAAGCTTCGCAGATTTCTAAGTGGTGCCAATTTTGCATCCATTTATAACCACGGCGCTCCTTAAACATGTACCTTGTGAAGAAATATAAATCTTCTTGCGCCTCGATCCGGATGGCTTTATCCCGAGCCGCATCAGTACTCATCTAAGACTTCCCTCCGCGCTTTTAAGTAATCTTCCATTGGAACTGGAATTTCTGAATTAACTGTTTGGACTGGTCCGCCGTCTTTGCCTGTAATTTCTTGGCGATTAGTAAATTGACCACCAATGTCTTTAGCGGCTTGCTCAAGAATTTTTAAGGCTGTTTTGACGTTTCTAGTCTTCTCAAGTTGTCTTTGGTATTGCTTCAATCGGTAGTACTTATTAGCAATTGGAATATCAATTAAGCCTTTATCAAACTCATCTCTGGTTTTTTCAAATAGTTCGACATACTTTTTGCTTAAGTTCTTACCAGCAACCTTTGTAGGGTCATAAGTTGCAACTTGAACACGATCTATATCAACGCCAAACTCTTGTTTTACGAGTTCAGCCACTTCTTGAGGTGTATCACGACAAGCAAGAGACTGAACTATAAAGATTTTCACAGGCTCTTTTAGTGTCGCCATAACTTCCTCATCGTATAACTACGTATAACAAAATGGGCAAAAAAAAGAGCCATTAGGCTCAATTGATTACACAGTTGCCGCAGCATTTTGAAATATCAAGATTCGAAACAAACGGCGGATTTTTTGCGACTTCAATAAGTCGCTTAACATTTTTGCTTGGTCCATAACGTTTAACTACGCCAATAAACTCTTCAACGTCATGACCAGCAAGATAGTGCTTAGGAAGACCAGAACTATCGCTATAAACAATTTCTCCGTCCTCGTCTCTCATCACTCCAATGTGGTAAAGCTCATGTTCAAGTAAGTAACAGAACTCTGTATCGTTTGCACGCTCACAGAAAGAAGCGTCGACAGTTATTAAATAAGTAGGTACAAAACCAAACCAATCACGCATCTGTTGCTCTTGTCGAGCTTTACGCCAGCCACCAACATTGAACATGACTTTTTCGCACTGGCCTAACACCATAGCTTGCTTGCTTTTATATGCAGAAGAGGCCCACGCGAATGCTAAAAACTCGTCATTATCATGAAGCAGCTCAGCAATATGATCATGATCTGGATTATAAATAGGACCCCCAATAGTTAAGTAATTAGCCACAACCCATTTTTTTAAGTCCGGTGCTGGTGTTAGTCTAATTGCTTCCTCTTCTTCAGCTTGATCAATAAAATCAGTCGGTGGAAATGGTCTGATCTGCTCCATCTTCAATTCTCGCTAATTCACTTTTTATCCAGTTGATGACATATCCCGACAAAATAGAATCTGGATGAAAGCGCTCTATTTTGTAACCCATCTCTTCAGCATGATCATATCGATTAAGACTCCATGCTTTATTTGACAGCTTTCCACCACGCCCACCAGACCAGGGACCACCCTCAATTTCAATGAGCAAACGCAATTTCACTATATGAAAATCAAAGCGCCAGTGTTTGGTATGGATCGGCTGAAACTTACTTTCAAATCCAATCGCCAAATCCTCAAGCTCTTCCTTAAGTGTTGCCTCAGCCTCGAGATATTTTTGCTTCGCCTTAGGCAATGGCCGGCTTTTAGGTTTAGTTTTAGGTTCTTTTTTCCGAGTAAGCCAAAAGTATTCTGTAGAATCCATTATTCTTACCCATAAAAAAAACCGCCCTTAGGCGGTGGCTAAACTCACAGGCAATATAGTATTACTTCTTAAAAGTTGCCTTATAAAGCTTTGAATTAAAGTAATCCGTAATTTCTTTACCTTCGTTTTGAATTTTTTCCTCATTTAAGGGTAAAAAATCTAATTCAAATTTCAAGCTCATATACTCTGGAATAAACTTCTTTATAGGCGGAGGTGGTTTAGGTCCACCTTCTGTAATTTTTTCGATTAATCCAGCTAACCATAAAATATACTCACCTTCTGAATTATGAGGAGGAATCAAACTAACATCTATTTTTACTTTACATTCATCTAATGGTCTACTAAACAATTCAACAAAATCAATAAAATTATATTTTAATTTAAATTCTGTTCCCTTAATTTCTCTGCGTATACATGTCATAAGTAAGTTCATATTTTCAATACAGTCATGTGAAAACAATTCCTCATCTTTAATTTTGTTATAAATATTTTCCGCAAACATGAGATACTGTGTCATTTCAGCAGCTCCTCATTTTTATAAAGTATTTTTCTTAAGGTAGTCCTATTATAACAATGTTGCAACAAGAAATTTTCCATTTTTAGTTTAAGAAAATTTTAAAAATTATAAAAACGATTATATTCAATAAATTAGTACAAATAAAAGCTATGGAAGTTTGATCTTTCTATTGAGCTTTAAAATGGATTATTGTGTTTAAATCATCAATTTAAAAAGCTTGCCTAGTAGGCAAGCTCCCCCTTTTTTTTGATATTTGCGCTGATCAATAAGGTTTAGTGTTACTTAAAGCAACACACTGATAATACTGAAATATTTAAAAATAAAAAAGCCCACCGATTGGCGAGCTCTTAAATTCATTCTGGCGATTACTTTACATTTCGCCCATTTTAGAAATCTTTATACTCAAGTGTATACCCAACTGTCAAGCGTAAGTTTCTTGACTATCAGGAAGTTCAAAACGGAATGATCGAGAAATACGCGTTCTAATTTCATTTTCCCATTCAGCAACGATTGATTCTCCAAACAGCTCAAATTTCTGATAACTCTTTATATAAGCTGTTTTGGTTGCATCAATGCCAGCAATATTCATTTTCTCTTTCAACGTATATGGTCGTTTTCCAGTACCATTACATTTTTCACAAAACCTTGCCCCATTTGGAAAGCCATTTAAACCAAATGTCTCAATTTTACCCAACCCTTGGCAGACTCCACACATAGCCTTAACAAAAACATGGCCACGCAAAATAATCTCAGCCATACCTTTTGCCAGATTAGTAAGATCACCTTGGGCATTAGTAGGGGTAAATTTTTTCTTTACCATTTCTTTATGAATCTCTACCGCTAATTTATTTCGCGCTCTGAAAAAATTACCTGATTTAATCTCACCACGAACAAACTCAACCTTGCCCGGAATATCTTCAATACGGCGTTCAGTTTGAAAATTAAAGTCATACTTACTGTAAAAAGTTTCAGTCTGTTTTTGTGCTGGGGTAATTATTGCGATTCGCTCAAAATCAACCTTTTCAATCAAGACAGTGGCCCAAAGCTTTGCAGCTGGCGATAACAGCGCTAATTCACCTAAAACTACATCTTTAGAAATTTTCTTACCTTCAGCTTTGCCTTGAGCAATAGCAAGGCGAAGTAACTCAATAAAATCAAACTTTTCAACCAACATAATCGCCTTCCTATTTACCCTTAATTAATAATTCAATTTGCTTTAATGCCATACCGGATTTCACTTGCTCTGTGCTGAACCGTAAAACTGTAAAACCCATCATTGCTGCGGAGTTGTATTTCTCCATATCCCCTAAATAGCCCTTACCTCTTGTGTGACGGCCTCCGCTCCAGATCCCGCCTTCTACCTCAATCAAAATCTTTGAACCCTTTATTAAAAAATCTGCTCTCCATTTGCGTTCAGGATGGAACTTATATTCCTGTTCAAATCCAATCTTGCATGCTCTTAAATGCGTTGCCAGAACCACTTCACCCACACTTGGTTGTCTGGCAACTTGCTTTGCTGAACGGCGCTTTTTATTTTTCTTTATGGGAAATAACTTGCGGTATTAGCAATGCTGACTGATGACATCAAGCACCACCTTTGAGCACTTGCTCTATAGCTTTAAGGGTTCGAATCATTGCCATTTGTAGAAATTCATGATTGCCGCGCATGTCTTCTTCAACATACTGCAAAGCATATTGAGTCTCTTTTAATGCCCCATCTAAACGCTTTTGCAGCTCCTCCACTTTCGCTTGTTGTTCTTTTTGAATCTCCCAAGCCCACTTTCCAGATTTACCCTCAAACTCACTCATGGCTGGCTCCTTTTTCTGCATCACACATTTCACATTTATCTATATGCCCCCACCCATCATCTCGAATGAAGCCAAACCCCTTACAAGCCTTACATTTGACTTTCTTTTTCTCACCCACCAAGAAATATCGATCTTTCTGGTTGTAGGTAATATCAATAGAACCTGAGTAATAGCGCCTTAACGCCCCATCAATATGAAATTCGTGTGGACCTACACAAAACATCCACCCCGAATCCCCGCCGCACTTTGTAAACCATGTGAAATATGCTTCTCTCCATTTCACATAACGGCCAGACAGATGAGGAGTCAACAATTCAATTAAACGTGCTCTAAGCATCTCCATGCTTGCTGACATATCTCCATAGTGATATTCAAGTTCGTAGCTATGCTCGCCTGTGTTATATCTAGTTGGCATGAGATTCACCGCCTCCGTATATTGATTCGTGGTCTTTGATTGCTTGCTTCAAACGATCTGATTTGTAACCATCTGGAACATATGCTTTTGCACCTTGTAAGCCACCAAGCTTCTTGACCAAATCCAAAGACTCTATGAGGCGATTGACCACATCACGCTCAAATACACGTTCGCCATGGTGAGGCTTGATTTCATCTGTAAAATCAATTTCACCTTCATGAACCACCAAATACTTAGCAGTGTTGACAAATGACATTGATATTCTGAAAGTGTTAGGCCCAAACTCACGAATAAACTGTTCTGGTTTCATACCGCCTCCTTGTAACGTTTAGTAATGGCTTCCTGCTTAAGCTGGTCTAGCATTTTCAGCTTTCTTAATTTCTCGTATAGGTTCGCTGCTGCTCTTGTTTCTTCATTACGAGTACCGAGGTTGTACGCTCTGCGCAGCTTCATCATTGAGGTGTAATCTACAAATTCGTTCATGCTTTCAGCTCCCCTTTAACATTCAGGATGTCTTTTGCGTATTGCGTAGCCTTGTAGGTTGCATATGAATCTTTTTCTAGGTACCCACTTTTGATTAGCTCTTGGACATAGCATTGAATAGTGTTGTTAGGTGCATCTAACACATAGTCACGTAAATCCTTCATTGTGAAAGGCTCAGTCGCATGCGTTGCGAACAACAAAATGTCAAAAATGTTTTGGAACGCGATTACTCTTTGTTTTGGATTCACGCCGCACCTCTCTCTTCCACTGGGAATGACATCCCAACGAAACGGCAAATATCTAAACGGTCTTGAACATTCACAGATCCACGCTTGCCATGACGGTTTTTGGCAATAATTAACTCGGTTACACCAGTTGGCGCATTAGTCTCTTTTTCGAGGATTGGATGAACCATGATGATTTGGTCTGCATCCTGTTCAATCTGTCCAGAATCCTTAAGATCACTTGCTACTGGCTTTTGTCCTTCTGCTCCACGGTTAAGTTGAGCCAATGCAATTACTGGACAATCAAACTCTTTAGCCATGGCTTTTAAATCACGGCTAATTGATGCAACTTCCTGAACACGGTCTTTTTTAGATGGGTCACGAATTAAGCCCAAGTAGTCCACAATGATGCAGCCTAGAGCCTTGTATTTGCGTTTTGCTTTACGCGCATAGCTTTGGATTTCAGAAATTGTTGGCTTCTGCTTCTCTTCAATAAAAATTGGAAGGTTGCGGAACTGAGCTATCGTGGCAGTAAGCTTTTCAAACATCCCGTCATAAATTTCCCCATTGTGCAGATTGTTATATGGGATATGCCCTAATGCTGAGATCATGCGGTTGGTTAGGGTTGGCGTATCCATCTCAGCAGAGATAAATAAAACAGGAATGTTGTAGCGCTTAGCAGTTTGCATTGCACACATCTGCGCGAGTGTTGACTTGCCACTACCCGGACGACCACCAATTACGCAAAAATGTCCTTTCTCGATTGTGCCAAGAAGGTTATCAAGATGAGGAATATTGAACTGGACACCTATGAAGCCCTTTTGTTCCTTCTGGGCAATCTTTTTCTCAAATCGCTCAAGTGTCTTTTCTAAAGCTTGGTTAAAATCAAAGCCTGTTTGCTTTTGCTCAATTGAATTACTAGACGAACTAAATAAATTCTCAGCAGCTAAGTAAACATCAGTAATGGTCAAATCTTTAGCGCACTCTGCAATCGAGAGACCAATATTTTCAACTTCACGATGCTGCTTAAGTTTATTCAACTCAGCAACAAAATATTCCAGGTGGTGTACGCTACCAACTGCACTGTTAAGTTCAATTAAATACTCTTCTCCACCAATGTCATTGAGAAGATTTCGCTCTTGTAGATGCTTGCAGACAAATACTGAGTCATATGGCTTATCAGCATTAGCAAGCTCAACAATTGCCTTGTAAATAATCTTGTGACGACCAGCGTAAAAATGTTCTTCGGTAAGATCATTTGCGACAACCTCTAGGGAATGGCTCACTGTCATCAATGCGACTAGCACACTCTGCTCAATTGTCATATTTTGAATGTTTGTACTCATTACCAGTCTCCATATTGCAATTGGGCATTAGAGAAATCAGGAGCTACCACAGAGCTGTTGACCTGAAACCAATACTCGTTTTCCCATTGTTTTTGGTTTAACCAAGTGCTAGGTGATGGAATGAACTCACCATCCTGCTTTGTCCAAGAGACATCAGATTTTTGTTTTTCAAGAATTGAAAGAAGTGTTTCAATCGCAAAACTTCCTTCATGCTTTGTGAAAGTTTTATAAGTGCCAGACTTGTCTGATTTACGTTTACAAGTTGGATATGCAGACCAGAACTTCTCAAAGTTTTCTGAGTAACCCACCCCTTGTTTTTCTTTGTTTTTATTATTGTTATTGTGTGGCGAATTTTTAGTATGGTTTGATACTAAATTTTCGTATGGTTCCGTACTATTTTTTAGCATAGCTAAATTTTCGCTAGGCGAATTTTTAGTATGGTTTTCAGTGGTAATTATCTGGTCAGTTAGAGACCATTCATTAATTTGTTTGTCAGTTTCAAGGCGGATAATTACACCCATCTCTTCCAAAATTAATAGGCCTTTTTGTACAGTATCCTTGTTGTATCCAGTTGCTTTTACAAACTGAGATAGGCTGATGCTATCTGCTTGTTTATTCCAGCCACGCGTTTTACGAACAATGAGAAGATAACAAGGCAAAGCTGCACCCTTCATCTTAGCCATATGTCCGTTATCTATTAGGTCATTAGGAATCTGGAATGCATTAGAAATAAAACTAGTCATACCAAGCTCCTCTTAAACTCTTCATAAGCATCGTTGATTTCTTCAATGAAGAATTCATCACTTGAAGCATCGTAAAGCCTTTGAAGATCACCATACTGGCGTGCATATTTCGCACCTTCATAAACTTCATGCTCATACTCCCTTATGAACCGCAAAGCTGTAGGATTCATAGTAATGACGCTCCAAGTTACTTTTAGCCTCAGCTACAGCAACCGAGTTTTTTAAACTGCGTTCTATTGCATAAGCCTCAACCGCTTTTTGAAATAAACTAATCTTCCGATTTAGTTCAATGTCTGCTAATATTTGATAGTTCATTTGGTCCTTCTCCGATTGAACATTGAGCCTGATCCACGAAATCAGGCTTTTTTATTTATCTAAATCCCCGTTAATCCCTTCTGGTTCCTCATCGAAGCTGATTTCAGTAGAGATATCCCGTACTAAAGCGCCTAATCCCAAGCGCTGAAAAGCTTTTGCTTGTAAATTAAAGACATGCCACTCACCTACGATTTCTTTCTCAAGCAAGAAAGCCAAATAGCTGGCAAGGTCTTTTTCTTTTACAGAAGCGAGTGTTTTAGCTCGTTCATGGATTTCGGGAGATAAACGCACATGCGTAGATTTTTTTTCAAGGCTCATAAAACTTTCCTTATGCCGCTAAATGTTTTGGATTTGCTTTATCGAGTAGCCATTCTTGAGTCACTTTCCCGTTACTGTGCTCAGCAAGAATCTGTGCGTAGTTGGTTTCACCTGTGTAATCAGTACGTGGCAATACACCTTTCTCTGCCATCTTTCTTACAGCAACGTAGGATATCCCAAGTAATGACGCTGCATTGGTTCGCCCACCAACAGCATCAATGGCTTGTTGAATAGGATTCATATCTTAAACCTTATTTAAACCTAATTAATATTTTTATTAAACCATGAGTTAAAATTATTTTCAACCTATGGTTGCTTACAATTTTATATTTTTTATACGAAAATTTAACCAAAGGTTTCACGCGATGAAAGTTATGAGCACAATGGTTGAGCGCATTCAGGAAGCACTGAAAGCAAAGAAATTATCATGGTCTAAAGCTGCCACAATGATTGGCCTGACTCCTCAAGCGCCTTCTAAATGGAAAAAAGGACAGATTGGCAAAGAGACTTTGGATAAGTTGGCCGAACTTTTAGAAGTTGATGCCGGATGGCTTCTAAACGGGAAGAAAAAACAAAATTTAACCAACTTCAACATGCAAGAATTTATGGATAAGCACGGTCTATCCAAGAAAGATGAATCATCATTTGATGTGAATGATATTCAAAGCCCGTCAGTAGTTGAGTATGGTGGGGATGATGGATTTATCTGGATTGATGTGGTAGAGGCAAGTTTTTCTTGTGGCACAGGAGAGTCTATAGAGTTTCACTTTGATGTGATCAATGGAAAACAGCCATTCCCACCTAGTTTTTTTAAACAAAAAAATGTTCATCCTGATTGCATGCGCATCATCAAGGCTAAAGGCGACAGCATGGCGGACAAGATTGATGATGGGGATTTGGTTGGCATTGATATATCCCAAACCGACATTATCGATGGTCAAATTTATGCTGTTTACTTTGAGGGTGAAGGCATGATTAAGCAGATTTTCAAGGAAGAAGGCGGGAAACTGATTCTGCACAGCCTAAATCCTAAATACAGAGATCGTGAAGTCACGGAGCAAAATGGATTGAATTTTAAAGTTATGGGTCGCCAATTTTGGCGTGCAGGTTAAAAAAGGAGAATGGAATTGGATAACGCAAAACTACCAATCAATCAGATTATTGCTCGCATCAATGATGCTGCGAAACATGGTGAAGCTTTGGTGCTAACAGCCGAAGAAGTAAAGATTCTTTCTAAAGATATTGGCGACAAAGTCTTTATTCCTGTGCTTACTAATGAGCAGGTCGTGCAGTTGGTAAAAGAAGGAAAGCTAGGACAGAAAATTAAATAATAAAAAAAGACCGATGATAAGTCGGTCTTTCCATCCAAGGTTAGGAAGGTCTTGGATTGACTAATGTTGGCAGCATTAGCCTTTGCGCCCACCAATATCACAAGATAATTGATAAATTGAGAATAACATATGTTTGGAGAAATTCATGTTGCTTGATAGAGTTTTGCAATTGGAGTTGATGGAAAAAATGGCTTCAACCTACCCTTTAGCTTATGATTTTTCACATGAAGTGTACCAACTTGAAGACGAATCTAGGAAGAAGGTATTTGCAAATTTATATTATCTACAATCCCATGAATTATTAGAGCCTAAAAGTATATTTCTTCAGCTTGGCTTTGGAGCAATACAAAACTCAACATTCACACTTGGGTATACTCGCTTAACCCAAAAGGGTGCAGATTTCATGGCTAATGATGGAGGTTTATCTGCAATATTTGGAGTGGTGACAATAAAATTCGAAGCAGACCAATTTAAAACTATATTAGAATCAAAAATCATGGCAACCGATTTACCGCCTGCTGATAAGCGCAAATTGATTGATGGGCTTCGATCGCTTTCTGGCGAGAGTATAAAACACCTGACAACGAAAATTGTGGATTTGGGCTGGGATAATCTAGGGACACTAATTCGGATAATTCAAAGCAGCCTGGCTTAGCAATTTGCTTAAACTTTAGGAAACCAATTGGCTTAGTGTAATCACCAACTGGCACATAAAACTCATCACCATCAAATGGAAAATTTTCAAAGTAAATTTGAGTTGAGTATTGGAAAAGTCTGTTTTCAATAATTACTATATTTTCTAATTTCATAAACTTACCTATCGTGACCCGACACGATCCTTTAAAAACATTTCGGGAGGAGTATTTCACGTGAGTAAAATTGTAAATATTAATTCTGAACTAATTAATTTCTATATTGTCTTAAACGATCATGCTCTTGAAATTGATCTTAAAAACAGTGATAGGATCTGCTATACAATGATGGATAGGGATACGATAAATAAATTCATATCATCAACAGACAAAGACCAATTTTATCTTGATAACATTAAGTCAAATAGAAACTTCCGCTCAGAAATTACACTTAAGAAGCACGCTTAGGAGTTGGGTGGTGACCTGCTAGTTTTTCTAACTTTTCAATGGCATCTGAAAAGAACTCGCGTCTCCACTCTAAATCTAATTCACCAGCATATAGCGCTTCCAGCACAATCAGCTTTAGCTCGCCTTCTAAAATTATTGGAGATTCATCCCAAATATCTAGGCGTGCACAACAACTGTTTCTTTTATTCTTAGCGATCATAACAAACTCCATCCAACCCACCCCGTGTGGGTTTTCTTTTGTCTATTAAAGCATATTTAAACCTAATCATAAATTATTTTCACCTATGGTTTAATTTATGCTTGCTTTTATTTTATACCTTTGGTTTAATAAATCTCACCAGATAACAAAAAAGTCCCAGACATCTGACCGACGGGACTTTTACTCAATGAGTGAGAAGATTATGACAGAAAAAGCATTAATAGCAAAGCTGATCAAGAATCAGAACCGCAAGCAGACGATTAGACATTCTAACTCTGGCTTGGTAATGGCAAGCGTATTTGTCCTTTTGGCTTTCAGTGCCTTTGGTTACTTCAAATACCTTTCAGATGATGTGCAGAAACATGATGAGTATGTGCGTGTGCAAGTGGAAGGAGCTAACTAATGAATATGTTAGTTAACAAGCCTGAGTTGCTATGCCCTTCTTTCCCTTACTTAGATATGTCTACTGACATTCAAGTTGAAGGCGAAACGGTCTATTTCGATCTAACTTACGGCTGCAATGTTCTTAACTGTCAGATTAAAGCTGAAACGACTTACGACACTCGTGAAGTAACTGATCAATTCAGTGGTTTTGCACGTGATCAAGAGTATGAAGTGCTTGTAGTTGACACAAGAACTCATGCTGTAGTGACTGATAAAGACGGCATAGAGTCACCTATAGGTTTACGTTTCAAGCTTACAGACGCACAAGTAAGCAGCTTAAACGAGCAGCTTAAATACTACGCCGAAGAATTGGCGGATGAAGAGTTAAGAGGTGGGTGATGGAGTGGATTAGTGTTGATGAGCAACTGCCTGAACTAGATGTTCTAGTTCTAATTTTTAACCCTTTCACTTTCGAAACAATGCACACAGCAAAGCTTGTAGAAATTGATGATGAATATTGGTGGTTCTTTGAAAGTGACGATGAATATCTAAGACCACTATACACATCCCACTGGATGCCACTACCAGAACCACCAAAGAATTAGGAGAAGATTATGAATGCGCCATAGGCCATTCATAACTCAAATGACGAATGAGGAATGAAAAATGAGTATTGCAACATTAATTTTAGGCCAATCAGGCACTGGCAAATCAACAAGTCTTCGTAACCTAAATCCAAATGATGTTTTGTTGATTCAGGTAGTTAAAAAGCCCCTACCTTTCCGTTCGGCTGAATGGAAATACCTTTCAAAAGATGGTGGCTCTATTTATGTAACAGATAGTCCAGAAGTGATTATCAAGCGTATGCAACAAACTTCAAAGCCAATCATCATTATTGATGATTATCAGTATGTTATGGCAAATGAATATATGCGCAGAAGTACTGAGACTGGCTTCAACAAGTTCACTGAAATTGGGCGCAAAACTTGGGATGTATTCACAGAAGCTTCAAACCTTGCGGACAACAAGCGCGTCTACATTTTAAGCCACACAGAAGAGGCTGAATCTGGCAAAACCAAGATTAAAACTATTGGAAAAATGCTAGACGAAAAAATCACATTAGAAGGAATGGTAACCATCTGTCTTCAAACAGGTGTTATCAACGAACAATATATTTTTCATACCAAAAACAGCGGGTTAAACACTGTTAAATCCCCTATCGGCTTATTTGAGTCTGACCATATTGAAAACGATTTAGAGGCCGTTGATACAGCTATCTGTGATTACTACGGAATAGCAAAAACTGAAACACAAACAACTACTGAAACAGCATAAGAGGTAATAATCATGGGTAACTATCAAGCATTTAATTTGAATACTGAATCAGCAAAACAAGCTGATGCAGGTGGACGTATTGAAACTACTGGTAAATACGTTGGTGTAATTAAATCAATGGAGTTTGTAACCTCTAAACAAGGTACACAAGGTTTTGAAATCAACTTTGAGTCTGATTCAAAGGAGTTTACAAACTTCACTATATGGACTGTCAAAGCTGATGGTACTGCACTTTCAGGTGTCCATAAAATCAATGCGATTATGGCTT